AATTAGGTAATTCCATTTTTACAATGGTGCCAGCGGCAGATTTAGTAGAAAATGTTTTTTATAAAGTTAAAGTTAAAAATTCTGCTCAAGATATAGGGCAAGCCAATATAAAATCTGAATTTATTAGTGATGGATTTACTGTTCAGTCAAATACAACATTTCCCGAAATTGCACATATTCTTATTGGAAGTGATCAGTCGGGAACAAAAGTAGTAGCAAATGGCGCAACTGGTGTTCCATTAAATACTGGTACAGCTAAATTATCTGTATCATTTACGAAACCAATGAATGTACACACAATTTCTTGTGCGAATAGTACAGCGCCAAATGGTACTATTCAAGTTTCAATGGATGATTTTAATTCTCTTGTAGAGTTTGCAGATTCTAGCCCTGTTGCTAGTAATTCTAATCAGACATATACTTTAACACCAGCATCTAATTTGGCTTCAGCGAATACATATAAAGTTAGAGTAGGATCTGGTGTAACGGATAATACTTCTTCTGAAAATAATTTGGGAACTATAAACAATAATGTTTTGGCAAATACTACTTCTACCGGATTTGTTACGGAAACATCTACTCCTACAGTAATAACAATTGAAATGTATAATTCAAGTGATGCAAAGAAGGATATTAAAGCTGGTGCACAGACGGCAATCAAAATCGATTCAAATATTATTGTAACGTTTAGTCAAGAAATGAATGTAGAAACAATGAATGTAGTTTTTACACATGAAAGCCACGATCCGTCTGGTTCGATTTTACTTTCTTATGATGGTACGAATTATTCTAATTCTGAAGCTTTTGACATTTCTACTGGAGTTTCCGATTCAACAAATTTTTCTGTTGTAACATTAAAACCAAAAGAAAAGTTGGGTGGAAATACAAATGTATATGTTAGAATGACAACTGGAATAGAAGATAAAGGAGGTACGGCGATTGCTCAAACAAATGCTCACGCTTCTGGAGGTAGAACGGATACTACAGCTCCAACTGTTTCAAATGTGGCTGTTATGATAGAAGGAACTGCAGGTTTTACTCATTTACGTACAAACGGAACTAATTCAAATAAAACAGGCGTGGCAAATACTACAGCTATTATAGTTACTTTTGATCAGGCTATGAGCCCAGCAACATTGACAGCAAATACAGGGGGTACGGCAAATTCTTCTACTTCATTGTATTTGTCTACTGCTGCTGATTTTGGTAGTGTAGTACAAACATTTGCTACAGGCGCGGTTAATCGTTTACGTGTATCGGCAGATGGTAGACAAGTAACTTTGGTTCCTAGTGCGAATTTAGCGGCATCTACTACACATTATGTAGGAATTGGTGTGACAGCAAAAAGTTTAGGTCTTCAACCGGTTGCTAGTTTTGTGACAATCGGGCAATTTGACACTACATAATAAGGAGGTAATGTGCCATTAGTAGCAGGTTCTTTACAAGGGCAATTAAATGCAGCATTTAAAAAGGCTCAAATAACACAAACTCAAGACGCATTAAAAACTCAATGTGATGATGTTGCTCAAGCGATAACAACTTTTATTCAATCTGGTCTTGTGTCTACATCATATACATCTGGAGTCGGCGGTGGGGCGTGTGGACCGGCTCCAGGAACCCCTTTTGCGGGAGGGGTGGGATTGTCACAAGGAACAGGGAGCATGACATAAAATGCCTTTAGTATCATCATCTTTATCTGCTCAAATGTATGCAGCGTATCAAAAACAACAAAGTAGAGGAGCCTCTGCTTCACTTGATGAACTTTGTAGTGATTTGGCTACTGCAATAGATACTTATATAAAATCTGGATTAGTTAATACTGTAGAAACAGGAGTTGCTAATGGCGGAATAGGACTTCCTGGAGGCCCAATAGCAGGTGCCGCGGGAGTAGGAACAGGAACAGGTTCAATGTCATAGGAGAAAATATGCCGTTAGTAACATCTTCATTACAATCACAATTGAAAGCCGCTTTTTTAAAGGCGATGAGCTCAAAAACTTCGGATGCACAGGAAGAATTGTGTAAGGATATATCAACGGCAATAGACACATATTTAAAAAGTGGAATGGTAGCAACTGCTGGAACAACATCAGTCAATGGACCAGCATCTATGGCGGCACCGGGAAGCCCTCCAGTTCCAGGACCCTTAGTGGCGGTGCCTGAAACGGGAACGGCTTCAGGTACGATGAGTTAAAAGTTATAAATATATAAAAATCATTAATTAATTTTATAGGAATATGGGAACATTAAACGTAGGTCATAACGCGGAACATGATAAGCGGATTCAGGTATTACAAAATGCCGGTTTTAAAATTCATCAGGACCTAGATATTGCATTTGGCAAACACCCTACAACGGGAGATATTGTAGTTACAAGAGGAGACATTGCCATCAAAAGGTCTATTCGAAATATATTGTTTACTGATTTTGGTGAAAAATTATTTCAGCCGGGATATGGTTCTGGTATTAAATGGCTTCTTTTTGAACCATATAGTCCCATAACTGAACAACGACTTATTAGGATGTGTACTGAAGCCATTAATAATTGGGAACCACGGTGTGATTTGATTCATGTTGGCGCTAAGGCAAATCCAGATCAAAACGGTTATGAAATAAACATAGTTTTTAGAATAACCAGTCAAATAGAACCTATAGAATTTACTACATTTTTAACGCCAACAGCCGAATCTGTATATACTCAAACACACGCGAAACACATAACAGAAGCCGGTACAACTGCTTTTATTTTAGACGAAGCTTAATTGAATTAGGAATACAATGGCAACAACATCAAAATTAGAAGTTTCAGAATTAGATTTTGATTCAATAAAAACAAATTTAAAACTATTTCTACAAGATCAAGATGAATTTACAGATTATGATTTTGAAGGATCTTCCATGTCAGCCTTACTTGATGTTTTGTCATATAATACCCATTATAATGCGTTTTATTTGAATATGATAGCCAATGAAATGTTTTTAGATACGGCTGTATTGAGGAGTTCAGTAGTTCAAAAAGCAAAGGAGCTTGGATATACGCCCGCTTCTAGCAGGGGGTCCACGGCAGTTTTAGACCTCGCTATTACACCTAATGATTCTCCATCCACTATTACTATTGCCAAAAATACAAAATTTAATACATCTATTGAGGGTGTGTCATATACGTTTGTGACTACATCAGCAACAGCAGCTGTTGCCAATAGTGATAATTCTGTAGTAAATGTATATGGTGTAGATATTAAAGAGGGAATTCCTTTATCACACCGTTATACTGTAAATACAGCAAATTCAGAACAGCGGTTTACTATACCAAATGAAGGTGTTGATACATCATCTCTGGCTGTAACAATTCAAATTTCTGATACAAATGATGCACAATATACTTATACTCTAGCAACTGATTTGGCGCAAACGAATGCAACATCTAATGTTTATTGGTTTCATGAAGGTGATGGTGAAAAATATAGTGTAGAATTTGGGGATGGTGTTACAGGAAGATCAGTAGCAAATAATAATATTGTTATTCTTGAATATAATGTGTGTGGTGGTCCTGTGGGTAATAAAGCAAGCTCATTTACTGTGGCAAGTACTGTAGGTGGGTATTCATCAGTTACGATTACAACAAATAGTGTCGCTTCGGGAGGTACAACAAAAGAATCTGTTAGTTCTATTAAGTTTAATGCGCCAAAGTTTTTTGCTGTTCAAAATAGAGCTGTAACAATAAATGATTTTAAAAGAATTCTTTTATCAGAATATACTAATGCTGAAGCGGTTGTGGCTTGGGGAGGAGAAGATAACGATCCTCCAATATATGGAAAAGTTTATTTGGCTCTTAAACCAAAATCGGGGTTTCAAATATCAACTGCTGCCAAGAATGATATTATTGATAATATATTAGCAAAATATTCTGTGGCATCAATTTCACCTCTAATAGTTGATCCTTTATATCTATTTTTGGTGATAACTTCAAATGTGAATTATGATTCTAGATTAACTCAAAAAACAACATCACAAATTGAGTCTAACATTAAAGATGAAGCTGTAGCATTTAGTGCAACCAATCTCGCATCATTTGATGAAAAATTTCGGTTTTCTGCCTTCACTCAAACTATAGATGAAACAGATACTTCAATTAAAGGAAATGAAACTACGATTGAAATGCAAATAAGACTAGCACCAAATACTTCTCTTACAACATCATATACGGTAGATTTTAAAAACCCCATTAGACATCCATTTTCTGGTTATGTTAATGCAATATCAAGTACTACATTTACTCATACGGATGATCAAGGTATTGTACAAACGGATTGTTTTTTTGATGATGTTGATGGCTCCCTTAGAATTGTGAAAAAACCTAATAATGTAAATGTTGTTGTTAAATCTGATGCAGGAACAGTTAATTATAATAATGGTAAAATTGTATTAAATAATTTTGGTCCTACTGCATATGATGGAAGTAATCTTAAAATTACCGTAAAACCTAATAGTAAGGATATAATTCCTGTTAGAGAACAAATAGTATCAATAGAACGAGGCGATGTGACAATACACATGAATGATGACGCTGCTTCGGGCACAAATCCTGCACCTTCAACATATTAAAGAAGATAATTAGATGGCCCAATCACATCTTTCTATAGAAGATAAAGTATCAGTATTAGTAGATAATCAACTTCCTGAATTTGTAAATTCAGAGGGTCCAAAATTTGTAACTTTTTTGAAAAAATATTATGAATTTTTGGAGTCCAATGAATTATCTATTGATACAGTAACTAGGAATGAATCTGGTATATTGTTAGAAACCACTTCTCTTAGTGCGACCTCTACTGGTAGATTTTTGCTTGAAGAACTTACCACTGGCACAGCAACAGATAAGCTTATCAATGAATCAACACGGTCAGATACTATTACATTTTCTTCAGGAGAAACTATTACAGGTTCTTCAAGCGGAGCTACAGCAACCGTAGATGCAAATAAAAATACATTAAGTACAAAAATATATGCATCGGGTATTACTCAAACAGATTTTAGTGTTGGTGAAATAATTACAGGTGATATTAGTTTAGCAACGGCTAATGTAGTTAGTTATAAAAGAAATCCTATATGGGGAACCCAATCTCTTTTAACTTTAATTGATGTTGATGATACTCCTTCCTCGTATCTCGATTATTTCAGGAAAGAATTTCTTGAAGATATTCCCACAGCCGCGCATAGTAATAAACGATTAATACTTAAACACATTACTGATGTTTATCGTACTAAGGGATCCGAGGCTTCGTTTCAATTTTTATTTCGTTCTTTATATTCTATAGACGATTTAGAATTATATTTTCCAAAAAAGGATGTTTTAAAACTTTCTGATGGTGTTTGGGTTCAAGACAAAAGTATTAGAATTGATACTACAGATAGCACTTCTGACTTTGCTAATAGAACATTAACAGGAAATACTTCTGGAGCAACAGCCCAAATTGATAAGGTTCAAACATTCATTTCTGGTGCCACTACAATTACAGAACTTTTTGTTACTGATGTTAGTGGAACATTTGATGTTGCTGAAAAAGTAACTTCATCAACTGCTGAGGGTGCATCTGGAACTGGAACTGCTTTGGGCGTTGTGTCAAGCATAGTCATTAATGATGGTGGAACGGGACATGAAGTAGGAAACGAACTTGTTTTTAGTGGTGGTGATGCAGTTGAACAAGCTGCCGCAAAAATTTCTGCAATTGGTACAGGTAAAATTGGAAGTTTTATATTCAATGATGGTGGTGACGGATATGTTAATGCTACATCTCTAATAATTATCAATACAGGTACAGGTGGTGCCGGCGCCACGGGACGTATTTCTAGTATCCATGTAACAGAGACAATTGATATTAATGATGATGTAGTTGCCGATTTTTCAGAAATTTCTTTAGATGCTTCAATATATGGTTTTTCAGGTAATACACTAGGAAATGCCACACATAATACAATTGGAAATATATTGGGATTTACTGCTACTGAAACAGGTTCCATTAATGCACTTTCAGTTATAACATCAGGTGAGGGATATGAAGCTCTTCCAGCTGTTTCTGTTACTTCAAATAGTGTTTCTGATTTAAAACTACCAGCCGCCCCTCTTTTAAATATTTACAATATTGGTTCTAATTCATTTTTTATAGGAGAAACCATTACAGGGGGTACAAGCGGCGCAACAGGTAATGTAATTTCTGTCAATTCGGGTAATACTCAATTACGTTTTATAAGTAGAGTAAATGCTGGAGCCACAACTCTCACCAAAGCCACATCCACTAACGGAACTTTTACTGCCACAGTTAATGGATTTTATGATTTCGCAAACACAAATGGAAATACATATTTCACAATTAAAGTAGAATCCGCAAATAGTACATTTTCAACATACAGTTATAATATATTTGGTTTTACTGCAAATACTGGAGGACAGGAAGCACAATCTGTTGTAGAATTTGTAACATCTATTCCTATTACACAATCAGTTACCCGTCCAGATCAGGCTTTAGGTAATACAGGGGTGTCAGTGAAATTTGTAGCTAATACTGGTGATTCTGCCGCTGTCGGAGATAAATGGACATTTAATCTCAGGGGATTTGAATTAAATGAATATATTACAAGCTCAAACTCAACATCACAAGCAAGAGCAAAGGTAAATTCCACTTCAAATGTAGTGATTGCCGGAGGTACTAAAGGAGACAATGCAAATGTTGCGGCTGGACAGTTGGCTGCGGGAACCATTAGAGCCCTTGAAATTACAAATCCTGGTTTAGGATATACTTCAGCTCCAACAATCAATATGATTACTTTGGGCGATGGAAACGCCGATCTTACAGCTCAGACTGGAGTTGTTGTATTAGCGGCAGGTTCATTTAAAGATGATAGGGGTCAATTAAGTTCTACTAAAATTGTTCAAGACAGTCTTTATTATCAAGATTATTCGTATGTAATAAGAGCAGAAAATTCTATTGACGATTATAGAAAAACAGTTAGAAAATTATTACATCCTGCGGGACAACATCTTTTTGGAGAAATGCAGGTTCCTCGACAATATTTGTATTTAAATCAGGACTCTCCTCATATTATTATTACTGAAGATAATAATGACATTATCATGGAAGATGGTACTCAAGGAATTCCATTAGGGCGTGGAGCACAATTAGGATCTGATCACTTTTTAATTACAGAAGAATATACAAACCCAACACATAATGTAAATACATTTAAGGTTCAACCAATAAGTAATACATCAGTTAGTGGTGGTGGAGATATTACAGTTCAAGGAGGTAATACTACAATAAATGGTATAACAACACTTTCGGGAACAACAACTGTTAGTAGTAGTACAACTTTAAATGGAGTAAAAACTACAACTGACTTTGTTAATGAATTGGAGGTTGGAGATAAAATTTATGTTTCTAGTGACTCAACTACGTTGGCAAATGTTACTGCGATTACGGACGCTAATACACTTACAACTAATGTTGCTATAGGAGACGGTACTTCTCAGTCCATTTATTTAAGAACCAGTTTTAGTAGTGATTTTTCTGCCAATGATATGATTACTTTTGATGATGAACAAGCATTTGATGTTTCTGATGGAGAATTAAGATTAGATTCAAATATAGCAGGAACAACTTTAGCATCTTCATCAAATTTAATTATTTCGATGCAGGTTACTAATGCAACTGCAAATTTTTCACCCAATAAATCTATTTCACAGGCCTATGATAAATTATTATTCGAATTGATTAGTACATCAAATGTTAGAACATCATTAGATTTCACGGGTACCCGAGGATTTATTGAAGGAGAAACTGTTTATCAAGGTGATTCATTAGCCGATTCTACAGCTAATGCTTCAATTGAATTTTATTCTGATAGTAATAATTTATTATTAGAGGAGTCATCTGGAGGTGATCCAGTACATATGGAATTGGAAGGTTATGTATCTGGTGATATATTACAAATTAGTTCAACAGCAATTGCTCTTGCCGATTATAATGTTACATCGAACAGTTCTATGACCATTTATGGAGAATTTGCTCGATCATTTATAGATAGTACAAATGTTGTTGGAAATGATAGTGGCTCAACACTTTCTCTTTTGAGTCATAAAAATATTAATTTACAAATAGATACATTTTTTCTAGATGATTCTCGATTTACTTTAGAAACAGGAGGATTGATATTAGAAGATAGTAATACAACAATATCAAATTATTTGGTTAATGAAGCAAATAGTGCTTCGGGTAATATAGTTACATTTGATTCAAATGCTCAAACAGTATTGATACATTCTGGTACAGGAACATTTCTTGCTGGAAACACTGTTACTGAAAATGGTACAAGTTATACTGCAAATACTTATTCAGCGACTCCTAATGGCATTATAGGAGTGGCCACAAAATTTGATGAAGAAGTAGAAGTGGGTGATATAGTATCATTTTCATCAGATACTAGTGCAATAGCAGAAGTAATTTCAATTAGTAATAGTACTCTAATGGTAGTTAATGCTAATTCTATGGGAGATGGTACATTAAGTACTATTGATATAGATAGTGAGCCTTTATATTTTATTCTTGAAAGTACTATAAGAGGTAATACATCTGCTAATGGTGTTAATGATGGAGTAAAAATTGTTACTGCGGTGGGTTCAACATTTGATGAAGACTTAACTACTGGTGATATAATTTCACTTTCTAGTAATACATCATTATATGCAAATGTTACGGCTATTACAAATAATACTACATTTACTACAAATGTAGCTCTTGGCACGGGACCTGTTGTTGGAGCCAATCAAACTTTTGTAAGAATAAAAGAACATAGATTAGATTTGGAATCTAGTAATACTACTCTTACATTAAACAAAAAATTCTCAACGGCTAATATATTTTTAAATATTATTGATACTGAAACAGCGAAGTATTCCGTTCCAAATGCGGGCAGATTCCAATTAGAAACGACAAGTGAAACAGAGTATATGCTTTTTGAAGAATTTACAATACTGAATAATCAGGTTGGTAAAAAGAAATCATCTGTATAAAGATTATAAATATCTGTATACTCTTTATATAGCAGAAGGAATTAATGGCAAAAGTTATTTCAACAAATTTTAGAATACATAATGCAGAACAGTTTGTAGAGGCTTTAAGTGAAACATCTGCTACCAATTTATATATGTTTATTGGAGGCCCTGTTGTATGGCCAGATGAAGCAGTTCCACCATCTCCTTCTGATTCTGTAGCTAATACATCATATGCACATTGGCGAGATATGATTTCCGCCAAAAAGTTAGATGGTAGTGATGTATCACATATTATCAAAAGATATAATTGGACAACAAATACAGCTTATACCGCATATACTGATACTAATGCCACTTTATATTCAAATACCTTTTATGTTGTTACAACAAGTGATCATGTATATAAATGTGTACAAAATAATATAAATAGTGGTAATTCAACATCTCAACCAACGGGCACCAGTACAAAAATTATTGAAACTGATGATGGTTATAAATGGAAATATATGTATACCATTTCACCTGAAGATAAGCTGAAATTTGTGACTACAGATTATGTTCCCGTACAAAAAGTGGGTTCTGTGGATGATGGTTCTAATCAATTTAATGTTGAAGATATATCAATAGATGGTGCTATTGATATTATTAATAAAACCGCAAATGGTACTTCATTTTTATTTAATGAAGGAGTTTTAGCGAGTGTGCAAAATACATCAGTTATAACACTCGCAGCTTCCGCAAATACTACTGATGGCATTTATGTAAATTCAACAGTTTATATAACAAACAATGCTTCCCGAGGAGAGCAATCGGTAATTAGTGCATATGATGGAGCACAAAGACGAGCAACCTTAGCAAATGCCTTTTCAGTATTAGCGAATACATCTAGTGGATATCAACTTGCTCCAACGGCAAATGTTAATGGAGATGGTTCAGCGGCAAAGGCGAGATGTGTTGGAAATTCTGGTACACAAGTAACTAAAATTGAAATAACTAAAGTAGGAAGTAGTTATACAACAGCAAATGTTACAGTTTATGGAAATGCTAGTCATGGTTCTGGTGCAACGGGAACTGTTATTATAGGACCTCCGGGAGGACATGGTTCTAATGCTCCCATGGAATTGGGCGGATATTATGTTATAGTAAATGCCAGATTAAGTGGAAATGAAGATAGTAAATTTGCTACAAGTTGTGATTATAGAAAAGTGGGTTTATTACGTGATCCTAAACAATATTCTAACGTAGAAGCGTTTTTCACGGGAGCACAAGCAGATCAAACTTTTACATTAACATTAACAGGGGTAACAGGAACTTTTGGATATCCCCCATCAACGGCAAATGATGAAGTTATCTATCAGGGAGGAACGTTAGGGTCCTCTACAGCAAATGGCACTTTTGTTGATTTTAGAGATGGAAATAAAATCAGGATAACAGACGTTTTAGGAACTTTTGTTGCAAATAGTACAGTTAATACAATTACAGGAAATACTTCCGGCGGGACAGCAACAGTTAGTACAATTGCTACACCAGATATGAAACGATATTCTGGTGAAATTCTTTATATAGAGAATAGAGCAGCAATTACACGGTCAGAAGACCAATTAGAAGATATAAAACTTGTACTAGAGTTTTAATATTGCTGATAATTTAGGAAAAAAACAATGGCTTTAACGACAGATTTTAATGTAACTCCATATTATGATGATTATAGTGAGGATAAGGATTTTTATAGAATTCTATTCCGTCCCGGGTATTCTTTGCAAGCAAGGGAGGTGACCCAGTTACAAACTATTCTACAAAAACAAATTGAACGAAATGGTTCTTATCTTTTTGAAGATGGTCAGAGAGTGACAGGCGCTAATATTACACTTGATACGGATCTTAAATCTGTAAAATTGCAAGATGCTTATGAAGGCACTGATATTACCGCAGATAGTTTCGATGGTCAAATTGTTACGGGAGGCACTTCAAGCGCTAGAGCATATGTAGTAAAAACAGATGAAGCCACTGCCACAGATTATGATACTCTTTATGTACAATATTTGGATGAAAAAGAATTTTCAAATAATGAAATTGTGACAACTGAAGAGGGTACAACATTTCAAGCAAATACAATTACTACATCAGAAATTGCCGATGTAGTGTCTGCGAGTGGAAATACGGCACCTTCTTCTAACGCATCTATTGTGAGTATAGATGCGGGTGTGTATTATATAGGAGGATTTTTTGTCAGAGTAGCGGCACAAACATTAGTTTTAGAAAAATACTCTAAAACACCTTCATATCGTGTGGGACTTGAAATTACCGAATCATTTGTGGATTATAATGATGATAGTTCATTACTTGATACCGCACAGGGCACTGAAAATTATACGGCTCCCGGAGCAAATAGGTATAAAATTGTGGCGGCTCTTGCCAAGAAACAATTAAATCAAACAGATCCAATTGAAAATGCGGCTGACGCAAATTATCTTGAATTATTTCGACTTAATAATGGAATAAAACTTATTACAAATAAGTATCCGGGCACTACAGAATTAGAAAAAACTCTTGCGCGAAGAACGGAAGATGAAAGTGGTGATTATACGATAACTCCTTTTGAAGCAGAAACTACGTATCATAGAATAGGTGGTACTACTAGTATAAGCGGAACAGGAACTATTACTGGTTCTGGTACTACATTTTCTGATGAGTTGACTACAAGCCAAACAGTTTTTGTTTCAAGTAATACAGCGGCTACTACAACAATTTCTGCCATTGCAAATAATACTCAATTTTCTACTGTTGCCACCTTGGGTGACGGTACAATCCAAACAATTGGACGAGAAACCGATTTTTCTATTGGTATTAGTGGAGGTAAAGCATATATCAAAGGTTATGGATATGAAAGCCCTCAAACAGATTATGTAACACTCTCTAAGTCAAGAGACACTTCCAACGTTTTTGGTGAAACAATTACTCTTGATTATGGTCCCTATTTCAAAGTAAGAGATCCCAATGGTTCATTTTTGTGTGATGGGGCAGGTAGTACGGGCCAAGAAGCCAATTGTGAGATTGTTGATTTGCATATGGTAAAATGGCCAGTTGACGCGAATTATGTGTTTAGTAAAAACACCACTCATGCTGTATCCGCTATTGATACTACAAGCACGGCAACCATAGCCAATACAAAAATTGGAACCGCAAGAGTTAGAAATTTCCAATATTCTGCGGCTGGTGCAAATGCCAAATCTTCATATATTGGTAGATTAGACTTATTTGATATGAGATTCAGTAAAGTAACTGGAACTTGTGGGGCAGCGGTAGCCAATGTTTCAGTAGTAAAACTTGCTACTTCTGGAGCCAGTTCTTTTCCAACTGTTAATTGTTTATATAATTGTACAGTAACAGTTAATACAACTTATTTAGGATCATCAACAAGTGATACGAGAAGAATTACTCGTTGGTTTGGGGCAAATGTAGGAGCAACAGGAGCAATACCATATGGTGTTGACCATGATGCAGATGGAGCAATAGAAGCAGCTAGTTCATATATGGCTTTACTTAATTCACCTCTTTCACAACAAACGCAATCAGATTCTACATATACTGTTCAATTTAGTGCCAAAGATATTGAATCAGCAGTTGTTGTTGCTACCACAAGTATTACATCTGGAATAAATATTGACCCAACAGGTAAGGTTAATAGTGATGAGACAGCAAATACAAAAATATTTAATGTAACAGATTTACATAGGTCTTTATTATTTCCTTTTGAAAAACCAATTCTAAAAACTTTACTTCCTACTGGTACTACAAATACAGTATATACAGCAAAGAGATATTATGATGGGGTTACTGTAAATTCCACTGGTGGTTTTTCAATACAAACAGATCAAAGTAATGAAAGATTTTATCCTGGAACAATAGGAGTTGTTTCTCAAACTGATATTAAACATCATATAGTTTCATTATCTACTAGGACTGCTGGAACTATGGCGGCTGGTCAATTGGTGGATTTTTCGAATGCTTTAACGACTATAGGTGCAAATACTGGTAATGGTAGATCAATGACAATTAGTACAACATCTACTGTTGCTGATACTCTTACTTTTGATTCCGCAAATACTACAGAAACCGCATATGCCGGAACTACAGATATTATTACAACCGTTAATATTCAGGGGGCAGACGCAACTGCTACTGGTATTGCTCGGAAAAATCTTATTAATGGTAATACAACTGTAGTTAATGCCGCCCCATCTAATACTCACATGGCTAATAATGGACAAATTCATATGGGTGCCATGGGAACTTCAAACACTGCTTATCCTCCAGTTAACTCATCAATTGGCGCAAATAATTCATTATTTCTCGCTGATATTAAAAAGATTAAAGTTGTAATAGATTCTCTTGATAAGAGTGTTGCGATTACTAATGCCATGTTAACCGCCGCTTATACTTCTGCTGGAGGTGGTACATCAAACACACATGATATTACTTCTGATTGGATATTGGACACGGGGCAACGTGATAATTATTATGATTATGGAAAAATTTCATTGAAACCAGGTGTGACACCTCCTAGCGGACAAGTTATGGCAATAGTTGATTATTGGCAACACCATGGAGATGGTGCATTTATTGTAGATTCTTATACTTTTGCCATATCAGGTAATGCCGCACATACAACAAATACTGTATATACTGAGATTCCCACTTACGTAAGTTCTACTAGTGGAGAATCAATTGAATTAAAAGATATGATAGACTATCGCCCACGTAGGCATGGATATGAATCTGGTGCAGGTAATGACATTACGGCTACAGCAAATGTATTCTCTCCAAAAGTAACTCCTGCAGGTAATTTTACAGCAACAACAGATTATAATTATTACCTTCCTAGAAAAGATAAAATTATATTAACAAGAGATAGAAAACTTAAAGTTCTCAAAGGCATTTCTGCTGATGAGCCTCAGTTACCATCTGATGATGAAGATTCTATGACTTTATATTCTGTTTCAATTCCAGCCTATACTTTTGATTTAAATAATGTAATTACTCAATATATTGAACATAAAGGTTATACTATGAGTGATATAGGCGAGTTAGAAAAGAGAATAGAAAGATTAGAATATTATACAGCAATGAATTTGTTAGAAAAAGAAGCAGATGGTGTTTCAATTACTGATGCTAATGGAAATGACAGATTTAAAAATGGTATTATGGTCGATCCATTTGCTGGACATTCTATTGGAGATGTGTATGATTTAGATTATTATTGTGCGATGGATTTTAAACAAAAAGAACTTACTCCAGGATTTAATGCAGATACGTATTCTTTAGAATTTGATGATGATACTTCAAAAAGTAATAATTGTATTCAAAGTGGTGGTTTGGTTACATTGCCGTATGATCATACATCATTTATTGATATACCATTAACGGGTAATACAGAAAGCAAAAATTTTCAAAAATACCTTTCTGTGAATCCATTCGCAAAACAAAGTTATATTGGTTCTTTAGAACTCGACCCACCTGGTGATATTTGGTATGATTCTTCTAATCGGGCTTCTGTAGTAGTAAATTTAGAAGGTCAAAATGATGGCTTTCTTAACATTATTACTTCTAGTGGTCATGGTACAATGTGGAATTCATGGGAACGTATTTGGTCAGGACGACTACCAGAATCTTCGGAAGAAATTAAAAAGGGGTCTAGAGATTTAGGTAAAAAAGTTAAAAGTAAGCGAGAAACAACTGAAGTTTCGTTGAAAAAAACAGGAATTGCATTAAGAGCCGGAGAATTGCCTGAAAAAATTATTAAATTGGTTGGAAATAAATTAGTTGATGTTAGTATAGTCCCATATATTCGACCACAAACACTTCGCTTTGTGGCTAAAGGGCTAAAACCTAATAAAAATGTTTATGCCTTTTTCGATGGTGTAAATATAACGGCTAATGTTAAACAAGCAACATCGGCTACTCTTTCTGAAGTTAATCAAGACAATGTATTTAGAACAACTAGTGGTCATCATGAACAAATTACTATACAAGGTACGGGAACTAATGCTAGTAATACAGCAAACGTTTTATTCATAAATGATAGAACTACGGCTAACGGTTGTACTATAATGTATATTGAAGAAAGTACGGCTTTAGCATTTTCTTTATCTTCTATTGTTAAAGGAGATAAATCGGGCGCTAATGGAACAATATCTTCTACTCCTACCTCATACCAATATGCAAATACCGAACTTCAAGTAAGTGCTGAAGGAGTTGTTGCTGGAGTTATTAGTATACCTTCTAATAAATTTCTTACGGGTCCGAGATTATTAAGATTAACTGATGATGTAGATAATATCCTATCTACTACAACATCAGTCGCCGAGTCACATTTTCATGCAAGCGGTGCTACACAAACAAGAATTGATG